TTGATCGAATTGGGGACGCAATCCGCAACATCCAGACCGAAGGAGGAGAGTGATGAGCAGAGAAACACAACTCGTCGAGGCTGAGAAGATGCTCACAAGAGGACGCGCAGGGATTCACGCCGAAGCCGTGCGGTGGGCCAGATCCCGCCTTGGCGACCTCGAACACGACAGAGCGAAAGCCGAGGAAAGCGCAAGATGGGCATACGAAACCATCGCCACGCTCAGGCTTCGCGCCGAGGGCTCCTCGTGGAAACGCGATGCCGGAGAGGGGCTCGGGGATTGGGCGGTTCGCCACATCGCCGCCCTCGAAACCGACCTCGCCGAGTGGCAGATGAAGGCGAACGGCTGGGGGGACCGCGTGATCGAACTCGAAGCCGCCCTGGCGAAAGCCGAGGGGGAACTCGCCATGAGGCGCAAGACCCATGAGGATGTAGTGCGTGCTGCGGGATGTAACCCGGAGGGCCTCGATGGCGGGGCCGAGATATCCGCAGTTGTCAGAGCCCTCCGCGCCTCCCTCGCCGAAGCGCAGGCGGAGACGAAGCGATGGAACGAGGCGGCGTTCCGTGCATGTGCCGGGCTCGTCTGCACCCCTGCAAACCCCTCGAAGCAACCGTGTAGCCCTACGATCCTGATCGAGCTTCGAGAACTGTGCGAGGCGCGGGGAGTGAATCTGGAGAAGGCGAAGGCCACAAGCCGCGACCTCCACATCGCCCGCCACGACATGGAGGTGGAGCGAGACGAGATGGAAGCCGAGCGCGATCAGGCGCAGGCGGACCTCGAACGGGTCCGGGGGGAGAGGGATGAGGCACTCGCCAAGCTCAAGGAGGCGGAGGGGCTGCTGAGGGACTGGATCACCCCCGACATCGGGACGACACGCAGGCTCGACCGAGTCACCCGCGAGTACCTCGCCTCCCTCGGGGAAGGGGGGGAGCCCGACGAGCCCGACAACTCGCCACCGGCTGTCTACGATCGCGCCGCGAAGTACTGGCACTGCTCCTGGTGCGGTCAGTTGCTCGCCAACCTCACCACCCCGCCCGCCGGGGAGGAGGAGTGAGATGGACTACAAGATGTCACACGGAGGCGGGTACATCGTCTACAAAAGCGACGGCACCGTAGCCAACGCGCAGAATCTCTTTGACCGCCTCGCCGCCCTGGAGAAAGTCGCCGAGGCGGCCAAGAGGTGGAGAGAGGAACAGCGACGTTTCGCCGACGAGGAGGGTGGATCGATTGCTGACTACAACGCACTCATCCGTGACTTCTGGGAGCAAGTCGACACCCTCACCGCCCTCGCCGAGACGGAGAAACCGAAGCCGTGAAGCGGACCCCCCTCAAGCGGAAGTCCTGGCTCCGGCGCGGTCGGTGCCTCGCGCGGAAGGTCCGACTCCGAGCGTTCGGATCTCGAGCCGCAAGCGAATGCGATCAGCGAAGAGCCTGGAGGGAAGCCGTACTCGCCCGAGCCGGCCACCGGTGCGAGCGGTGCGGGGATCCCGCCTCCGACGCGCACCACATCTGGCGGAAGTCCGCCGGGGGTCCGTTCGAGCTCTGGAACGGCACGGCACTTTGCAGGAAAGACCATTCAGCAGTTCACGACCACTCCATCCCCGGATGGCGGCAATGGTTCGCGACCGACGAAGCGACTGCCCGCAGAATCCGCACCTACATCGACGATCTCTGAACGAGAGGAGCCCCATGAACGCCGAGACCGCCATCGCTCGCTGTGCCGTCCTTCTCGGGTTGCCCCCCGACGCCACCCCCGATGCCGTCACGGAGGAGCTCGCCAGCCGGGTCGGGAGGAAGCTCCCCCCGCTCACCCGCCGGCAGAAAGACGTTCTCGACGCGATCCGCTCATTCATCGCCTGCGAGGGGATCTCTCCGACCTTCGAGGAACTTGGGAACGTCCTCGGGCTCTCCAAGGTCACGGTCTGGCACCACGCTCGCGCTCTCGAGAAGAAGGGCACCATCCGCTGGGGGGGCCGGAACACCCGCCGCAGCCTCTCCCTCGTCGGATTCGAGGAAACCGGAGGGGAATCACTCCCCCCCGGCTGAGAAGCTCGAAGCCCGCCCCCGGCCCCATCCGAGGAGGGAGGGCAAGACGGCAGGCCGCAAGGCGAGGGCGAGCATAGCGGGGGGCTCCGCGACGATCCATACCCCCGGACAGCCCGTGCCCGCAGAGGGGCGCACAGGGGCTCTCAGGCTACGCCCCGAGGATCACCACCCAATCCGTCGCGTCGTAGGCCACGAACAGCGCCCGCTTGCCCGTCGCGAGGGTCGTCGATGCGTCCACCGATCCCCCGTCGATCGAGTCCCCGGAGGCCGGGAAAAGCTGGAGGGTGTTCGCTCCGTCGTTCGCCACGATGACCTCGAGCCCCGCCCGAGCCGCCGGGAGGGTCGCGGCGTCGTTGGCGTTGGCGACCACCGAGACCTGGTTGATCCGGGTCGTGAGCGGCTGCTGCCCCTGGGTCTGCGTCGTCGAGGCGGTGATCCCGGCGGTCTTCGAGGAGGTCGAGACGATGCCCGCCCACGCGGTTCCCGTCCACTCGTAGACCGCCCCTCCCTCGTCCGCGACACGGAGGAGCCAGTAGGTCTCCGCCTCAACGTAGGTCCATCCCGAGAAGTAGACCGCGATCTCGTCGTCGTGCCCGACCCACGCGCCGGTCGCCCCTGAATCTGGGATCAGATAGGCATCCCCCTGAGCTGGCGAGCCCGGAGGGGTCACGGTCGATCGACTCACCACGACGAGGGCCGCGAAGGCCGCATCGAGGAGGTAGAGCATCTGCAAGACGATCGGCGTCTGCCCCGGCGCGTTCGCCTCGGGGACCTCGACCTTCGTCATCGGGAATTCGATATCGGCCATGGTGGTCTCCTATGTTTCGACGCGGCGGAGAGTGGCGGTCATGATGACACCGGTAATGGCGGTGCCTGAAGTGATCTTGAGTTGGATCGAATGCCCCGAGGTAACGAACCCTGAACTCGGTCCTCGTGTCGTTGCCTTCTGCGCTGTGGACAAACTGACAGCAGCACCCGTGACTGCCACGCCGTTCGACATAAGCGAGCCCGTGCAGGTCGAACTGCCGAAAGCATAGATGTTGAGTTCTAGGCAGGTCATCGCATAGGGCGCGGGAGGGCCGACCCCACCAGAAAACGGCGCGATGTTGTATTCGTAATACATCCACGCGGAGCAGTTCCCGTAGAACTTCCCGCACACGGGGATATCGGTCTCGCCCACCCATTTCGAGATGGTCGTGTTGTAGCGGTAGCCCTCCCAGTGGTCCGTGCGGAAGAAGAACTGCCCGTTGGTCGGGGAGCCGGGGAACGAGGTGCCCTCGGTCTCGGTGCGGAGTTCCGCAACAGCCGCAGCGGTGCTCTGGAAGTCGAGGTTCCCAGAAGACCCACGAAAGAGCCACTCGCTCAGCTCCGCACTGTGGATTGCAGGAGCCGCTCCACCACCAAGCTCCCCGACGATCGAGTGCGCCGTGAACTCCAAGAAGGTGATGGCCCCGAAGGCATCCTTGGTAATCATCTCCTCGTTGCCGAAGTCCGAGTTCATCACCGCGCCCGCAGCGTTCACGTTGGCGGCGTCGGTGACATCGGCAGCGGCTTCGATTGCCGCGAGCTTGGTGAATTGGGCGTCAGTGAAGGCATTGGCCTCCACTTCATAGAGCGCCTTGATCTCCGCCCCGGTCTGGTCGGCGGTTGCTGCGGCTTCGATCCCGTTCAGCTTTGTGTGATCCGCATCGGCGAACACGTTGGAATCGGTAGCAGCTTCCACCGCCGTGCGGATCTCGGCGTTGGTCTGGTCTGCCGTTGCCGCAGCCTCGATCCCGTCGAGCTTCGTCCCGTCCGTCGCGACATCGCGCCCGTCTACCGTTCCTGTGACGGTCAGGTTGCCCGCGAGGGTCCGCGTCCCGTCCGCGAGGAGATAGTGCGGGTGGGTGTCGGCTCCGAGGTTACTCAGGGCGCTGTGGTTCGTCGTCGAGAACTCTGCCCGCGAGATCGTCTCGGACCTCCAGTCGATGTAGTCGTCCCCCTCGTCCGTCGAGATGGTCCTGGCGTTGACCGCGTTGGTGTAGGTGAGCTTGGTCTGGAAGATGACCGTGGAGATCGCGTGGATCGCCGGGGCGAGGGTGGAGTTCACGACGAGGGACCGAATCTCCTCTTCGGCTCCGTCCCTCGCGTTGCTCTTGGTCGTGTAGGTCGCCTGCCCCATGATGGTAATCACGGGCGAGTCCTTCTCCGAGGTGACGAAGGTGTGCATCAGAACGAAGTCGCCGTTAGGCACCTCGGTCAACTGCCACGCGCCGCCCGTGTACTGGTTGTAGGCGAGCCGGGTCGCGCTGGTGCCGTCGAAGGTGCGGCAGCTATACCCAGCGTTGACGGTCCTCGTCCAGACCGCGCTCGCCCCGATCATGTAATAAATCGGAGTCCCCGTGGTCGCGCCAACCGCAGAGATCGCGTGGTATATGTCCTCGTCGGAAGCGGATCCTGCGTCTACCCCGAACTGAGCGTGGGCAGCGAGGGATCCGTCCTCGTCTACCGCCAAGGTGTTGAGCCCTAGTCCAGTGCTCCCGATGCGTAGCTTCTCGTGGAAGTGTAGATAGGCGTGCGTGACCGGCGACATCAGGTAGCCGTGCCGCTCCTCGCCAACGTAGATCCCCTCGCCCGTCGTCGCGTTCCAGTAGACAATCGACACGATCGCCATCGTGCGGATGACCAAGTCCACCGAGGCGTCCGTGGGGTTGTACGCGGTGGAGAGGGTCGCGCCGTCGTAGTAGACGACATGGATCCCCGAGGTGTTCGGGATCACGATGCTGTCCGGCGCGGAGACCGTGTACTTGACCCCAGCAACGTAGTAGTCGAACGATGTCACCGCAGGCGCGATCGTGAACGTGCGCGTCCCGTCCACGAAGGCGAGCGTGGAGTCACTCTTGGTCGGGAACCCGTTGGCGTCCCAATCCGCGCGAGTCAGATAGTCCGAGATCCCGTGGATGTGATCCGGCGTCGGGAAGTTGATGATGTGGACGTAGACCTTCCCCTCGGTCGCGTGGGAGTAGAGGCACTCCGCGACGAAGACCGGGTAATTGTCGTCGTGGTCAGGAAGAGTCGCGGTCAACGCCCCGGCGGTCGCCGCCGAGAGATAGAGGATGTCCGCGTCGGAGAATGCCGAAGTGTCTATGCCCCGCACGATCCCGCGCGTCGTGATGTAGCCAAACTGGTTGTTCGCGATGTCCTCGGTCGCGACCCCGATCGCGTGGAACGTCGGGACGGCGTCGGCCTTCGCGAGCTTCACGATCGGATTCTGCCCCACGGCATCGTAGATGTAGACGACCTCCCCATTGGAGATCGCCTCGCCCGCCTTCGCGCGTAGGTGCATCTCCTGCCCTACCTGAAGCGCAACGTCGCCTCCCGGCATTCCGATGGCGATAGTGTGATCGTCGTCATCCCACGACATCCGCCCCTCGACGTTCGCCGCCACGGTCGGGGTGAGGTCAAAGTCGATCGCCTCCACGCTGCCGAGCACGCCGTCATCGTCGAGCGTGACGGTCGAGGCTTGGATCAGCTTCCCCGTGGTTCCGTCGTACCTCGCGACCGCGTTATCCGACGCGCTCGAAGGCCCGACGACATCGCCCGAGCCGCCAGAGACGAGCGCCCACGCCGACCCCGTCCACTCGTAGGTCGCCCCGCTGTCGTCCGCTATCCGCACCTTCCAATAGGTCTGCGGCGTGATGAAGCTCCAGCCGTTGTACCAGACCGCGAGCGTGTTCTCATTGCCTGCCCACTCCCCCGAGACGGCAGAAGCCGGAACGATGTAGAGGTCGCCGAGAGTTGGCGCGGTCGGGGTCGCCGTCGTCGTCCGACTCTCGGCCACGACCGAGACGAAGGTGAGCTCGAGCGCGTAGAGGGTCTCGAGGGCGATCGATGCCGCCTCGCGGGAGCCGGGAGCGACCGTGTCGATCTGCGTCTTCGGGAATGCCGGGAGCCCCATTACACCGTCTCCTCGCGAGATCGACCCCAGTGGAGCCGCTTCGACCGCTGATAGATCCGAACGTCCACATCATCGCCGGGGGTCAACCCGTCCGCCGTCTGCTGCGCCGCCGTGTAGACCTGGGAGGATTCCGTCGTCTCGAAGGATCGGAGAACATCGGCACCGTCGAGGATCTCGACGCGATACCGCTCCTCGTCCTCCCCGAGCGGCTCCGCCTGGTCGAGCCACTGAGTAACCGCCCGCGTCTGCCGCTGCCATCGGAGGGTGAGGTTGTCCGACCCGTCTCGATCCCCGTGGACCTGGACGACCCGGTAGGGCTGCACGTTGCGCCCGTCCGCCGTGATCGCCGCGACGAAGGCTTCCTCCGGGTTCCCGCCGTGGGCCACAATCTTGAGCCGCCGCTCGTGTCCGATCGCCGCGACGTTCATCGGGACGAAGTGGACCCCCGGCCCGTCGAGCCAGACGACCCGATCGCCGACCGTCTTCGCGAGAACGTCCCCCGTGTCCGCCAGCCCGCGCAAGAGGCCACCGGAGAGATCGTAGGTCCGCCAGCCCGTCGCCTCGTCCGTGGACACCAGCGTCACCGTGGGCGCTCCGAGGATCTCGTCTCCGATCAGGAAGCGGTTGCGCCCCTTCGCGCAGTCCTGGAGGGTCACACTCGACGGCTGACCCCCGTTCGTGAAAATCCTCACCCGGTAGGTCGTCTGCGTGTCGGGGACCGTGGAGAGCACCCCCGTGATGCTCGGCGCGGTGACGAGGTCGCCGAAGCACCCCTCCTCCGCGAGCGTGGCGATCTGCCGGAAGGAGAGCCCGCCATCCACCGACTCGTAGAGGATGAACCCTCGGGGGTCGATGTCCTGGTCGGCGTTCGCCGCGACGATGTACCGCCCCGCCTGGTCCGCGTCCTCGTCTCGAAGCGCCGGGATGTCGAGCGCATTCCAGAGGACATCGGAGCCGGGGATCGTCACCCCGCCCCCGCCGGCAACCACGGGTTGCGCCATCGTCCCATCGGCAAGCCCCTCCTGAAGCAGCGCCTCGGGGTCCTCGTAGATCGCCTCGAACGTCGGGAGGAGGTTCGCCCCCCGCTCGATCGCGGAGATCAGCACCGGCCAATCGCGCCCGTGCACGTTCTTCAAGGTCGCGCCTCCGCCCTCCTTCACCGCCTGAATCATGCTCGGGAGGAACGTGCCCCGGAACCCCCGCCGGGTCGCATGGGCGAGAGCAAGGGATCTGTCGGCGATCTGCTGCGCCTCGTCCTTCGTCATCACCAGCGGAAAATCGAGCGTCGCCGTCTCCCCAGTGCCCGACCGGGAGAGCTTCGCGTGCCGGCTCCCCGTCTGGTAGTCGTTGTCGGCGTCGATGTACTGCACATCGATCCGCCGGGGGAGAGACCGCTCGGGGGAGTCCTTGATGATCACGGGAAGGGGCGTCTCGGAGTCCGGCTCATGTACCCCGAGCTCACTCGCGTCCGCATCGAGGTCTACGAAGGAGATCGCGTCGCGGTCCTGGAAGATCAGCACCCCGTTCTCGTCTCGCGCGGTGATCTGGTTCGCGGTCAAGAGCGGCTGGAGCGTCTTCTTCCCTGCCTGGGGTCCGCGCTCGGCGTACCCTCCCACGGTGCCAGAGACCCCGCTCACATCGAAAGCTTCCTCCTCCAGCCCCTTGTCGCGGAGGATCTGCGAGATCGCCGTCGCAAGGGAGTCGTCGTGCGGGCTCACCGAGAGGAGCCCCTCGAAGTTCGGGATGCGGTTCCCGAAGTCCGTGACCTCCATGTCTTCGAGCCACATCATCACCCGCCCCCGGCAGGCGTAGACCTGAGCCGAGTCCCCGACCCGCTGCGTCTCATGCTCGATCAGGAGCGCGTCGGGTTCCTGGTCGTCGGTCCCGGTCTGGAAGGAGATCCGCGCGATCTGCGTCTCCTTGTGCGTCGGCTGAGACTGAAAGACGGAGATCGTGTCGATGTAGATCGCCTGCGCGGCGAACGGGTAGTCGGAGGTCGCGTGGTGCCGCAGACGAATCGTCGTGATGTGGGTGTCGGGGTCATAGGCGGAATGCACGCACTTGAATTGCCCGTTATTCGTCGCCGTTCCCTTCTGGATCGTGACCGGCACGCCCTGCTCGTATTCTCGGTCGAGCGGATCCTCGAGGGGGATCGCCTTCGAGACTCCCGCCGAGAGCACGGTCGTGGTCGCGCAGACGTAGGGACGCGGCTCGCCATCGACGACGATCGTATCGCCTTCCGTCACCGTGCCGCCCGTAGCCGAAACGATGCGGAGGGTCGTCGATCCCCACGTATTGAACAGCCCCGAGGTCAGTCCATCCGTGAACGGCGGCGCGGTCCCAGTGAACCCCGAGACGAGAACGCTCTTTCCGCTCCGAATGTCGGAGAAGTCCGGGCCACCGACATCGACATCGGATTTCAGGAGGAGGTAGGTCGTCCGGTGCCCGCCGTAAAGCTCCGATTCATCCGTCTCCGCCCAGACCTGATCGCTTGACTCGTCGAAATCCGGGGCGACATCGAAGAACACCTTGCCGTCCGCCCACACCTTCCGCACCTCGGCGATCTCGCCTCGCGCGAACTGGATCCCCGCGCTCACAAAATACTTGTAGACGAGGAAGCTGCCGCCGCTCCCGCCCTTGCCGCCACCGCCGGAAGTGTCCTTCACCTCGCGGAGCCTGGTCGCCCAGACGAGCGTCCCCGCGACCGGAACCGTTGCACCATAGACGCGGTTCTGCGGGGAGCCCTCGGTATGGTCCTGAAGGTGGAGATCACCGAGCCGAGGCCCCTCCGACGCCGGTTGGCCGAAGACCTTGGGGAAGATGAAGAGGGAATCGATCAGCCCGCCCGCGACTTGCGCGGCGATCAGATGCCCCGCCGCCGCATACGTTGCTCCTGGCATGAGGGCTGTCGTCCCGAGGCCAGCAACGGCAAACGACTCGACCATCGCAGGGAGAAGTAGCGTTGCCATCTATCCAGCCTCCGGGTTGTATCGCCACGCGCCGAAGATCCGGCGCACCCACTCGTCGCTGACGATCTCCTCTCGAACGCACCCCCCCGTGAAACGGTGCCACGCATGGATCATTGAGAGCGGGGAGAGCTTCGAGACGATCGCGGCGTGCCACTGAGTCTGTCCGCGCTGGAATATTAGGATGTCTCCTCGGTCGAGGTCATCCGCATCGATCGGCTCGCAAGCGTACCGCAGGCATCGGTGAAGCGCCGAGCCGTCCGTTTCGCGCGGATAGGTCGTGTCGTCGGTGACTCGAAGCCCGCACTCCTGCCCGACCGCGATCAGCGCCCCCACGCAATCGAGACCGCAGCCGGGGACGCGGCCCTGGTGCGCGAACGGCGTACCGACCAGCCCACGCGCCGCCTGCACGATCTGGTCCTGGAGGGCTTGGGGGAGGGGGGTCATTGCTGCGGGGTCTGGAATTGCGCCTTGGCTCCCGGCATGAACGGATCGCCGCCGAAGTTTCGCCCATTGCCCCAGAGGCCGACGCAATCGGTTAGATACCGACCGCCGCACCCCGGGCGGAGGTAGAAGGTGTCGCCGCCCTCGATCGGGAACGCCGTCTCTTGCGTGAGTACGAAGCGCCGAGAGCCCGAGGTGTACTTCTTCACCTCCGATTCGAGCCCGACGTTCGATCCCGTGAGCCACTCGATCGTGCCCCACCGGAAGTAGTCGTCCACGTAGGACGCCGAGATGTCGGTTGATGCGGCGTCGAATTCGCGATATTCGCTGGAGACTCCAACCACCTCGACATCGTCGATCATGTCCGCCGAGATGTCCTTCTTGCAGTCGTCGTCGCCGAGCCGATAGGGGCAGTCCGCCGTCGAGAGGTTCCCAACCGACTCCTCGAGACGCTGCGCGATCCCGACCGGGTCCGCCTTCCACTTCGCGTCATCGCATTCGACATCGGCGATCCAGAAGGTCTCCCGATGGAGCGGTGCGGCGAAGGGATAGCGCCAGTCGATCAGGACCACCTCCACCCGCGCGTCCCGGTATCTGCCGGCGGAGAGATCCTCCGCCGTGATCCGATCGGACGAGATCGCACCGTAGGCCGAGAGGGAGTTCTCCTTGAGCCCCGATTGCGCCCGCGTCGAGCCGGACATCATCCCCGAGGTCGGGTCATAGGTCGCACCGCCGAAGTCGAGAGGCTCGTTCGCGTCCGTGAATCGGAGCGTGGTGCCGTCCGTGCGGAAGATCGACCAGAGCGTAGCGATCCTCGCGAGGTCGTTTCTCCAGACCGGCTTGCCGACGAGCGGCGCGGCGATCAGCCCCTCGTAGATCCCGAGGTCAAAGGGGGCGAAACGGCGCTCCCCGTCCCAATCCGCCGAGAGCCAAAACGAGAGGTTCCGCCCCGAGTCGAGCGCAGGCGAACCGGAGACGAGCCGATAGTCGCCGAAGTCGCCCGTGTCCGGGGCGTTCCATATCGTCGCCCTGGAAACGCTCGGCTGCGCTCCCGGCCCCTCTGCGGTCGCATCCGAGGAGAGGCAGTTCGCCTGCGTCACATGAGCGAACCCCGAGGGGTGGTTGAAGTCTCCGCTACCGCTCCCCGTCGCGATGCAATTCACGAACTCAACCCGCGAGACGTTCGACCCCTCGCGGATCCCGTACCCCGCGCCTCCCACCCCATCGATGAGGTCGGCGACGCACTGGAGCGCCCGCGACCGCTCCCCGTCGTGGACGAGGATCCCGCGCGTGAGCCCGGAGGTGCCGTTGCCCGCCCCAATCGCGATCGAATTCGAGAGGAGGCAGAAGCTCGCATCGACATCGATCCCGATCGTAGAGGATCCGGTGCCCGATTCCTGGATCACCGCGACCGCATCGACCAGCACCCGGTGCCCCGTCACCCGAACGACCGAGCGAGAGGATG